TTAGGGCTGTACATACCAAAACAGAAAGGAGTCCTTGCCCTTGAAGGAGAACTGGACATATCGCCGCGGCGATATCTATCTGGCGAACTTAAATCCCTATTTTGGCTCAGAACAGGGCGGCACACGCCCTGTTCTTTTGCTGCAAAACAACACCGGCAACTTCTATTGCCCGACCCTCATTGTAGCCCCTCTGACAGCCCGCAGAGGCAAGAAACCGCATCAACCCACACACTATCTGCTTTCTTCTGTGAAGGGCATGGACGGCGCTTCTGTCGTTCTTCTGGAGCAGATCAAAACCATCGACAAACGCCGCGTGGTGCGCTATATCGGGCGTGTCAGCCGCGAACAGATGGATGGCGTCAATGAAGCCCTTCAAATCAGCATCGGCCTCTATATTCCCGAAGAAATGGAGGCTCCGTAATGAAGTCCACGCTGTCGGTTATCACAGATTCATACATTCCTTTATCCAGTCATAACCATGAAATAACCCAAACAAGGAGGTATGGCATGGACGCATATACGGCATCCGACATGGACATTCGCGCCGTTGATCCTGCGGCGCTGGTGGATATCCGCGATGTGAAGGTCAACACAGCTCTTCCCAAACGGGAGCGTATTCTGGATTTCATCCGCCAGATCGGCAATCCCTATTGCTACCGGCACGGAAAATATGTGGTCAGGGTCAGCTTTGCAGATACGGATATTTCGTTGGAGGACAGACTGGAAGCATATATCCGTACAAAGAGCTGACCCCGCGACATCCTCGACAGTCATGTGCATTGCAGGTACAATTTTGGAGGAAAGGAGCTGGCAATATGAAAAACAACACAGGAACGAAAATCTGGAACGCCACGCTTTACCTCCGACTTTCGAGGGACGACGGTGATAAAGAAGAATCCAACAGCATCACCGGGCAGCGGGAGCTGCTGCGGGATTTCATCCGAACTCGCCCAGAGCTTCGGGAATACGCCGTCAGGATCGACGACGGTTTCACAGGCTCCAACTTTGATCGTCCGAGTTTCAAGAAAATGCTGGAAGATGTAAAGGCCGGACGAACCAACTGCATCATCGTAAAAGATCTTTCGCGCTTTGGCCGTAATTATCTGGACGCGGGCGAATACATCGAGAAGATTTTTCCCTTTTTAGGTGTGCGCTTTATCGCCGTCAATGACAACTACGACAGCCTCGGCGGGAAAAACGCTTCGGACGAGCTTATCATTCCGTTTAAGAATCTCATAAATGAAGCTTACTGCCGGGATATTTCCGTAAAAGTCCGTACCCAGCTTGAGGTCAAGCGCAAGAGCGGCCAGTATATCGGCGCATTTGCCGTGTACGGCTATCTGAAGGACGACGCAGATAAAAACCACCTGACCGTAGACGAATATGCCGCAGATATCGTGCGGGACATCTTTTCCTGGAAGCTGGAGGGCATGAGTCCGCAGGACATTGCCACCCGTCTGAACCGCAGCGGGGTGCTCTCGCCCATGGAGTACAAGAAGTCTCTCGGTATGAAGTTTTCCACTTCCTTCAAGGCGAACCCGCAGGCGGTATGGTCGGCCAATGCCGTGCTCCGTATCCTGAAAAATCCGGTCTATACCGGCGTGCTCATTCAGGGCAAGGAGACCACCCCAAGCTACAAAGTCCGAAAGCGTGTCACAAAGCCGGAAAACGAATGGGCGGTCGTTCCGGATACCCACGAAGCCATCATTGAACGCCGGGACTTTGACAGCGTACAAAAGGCGCTTTCGCTGGATACCCGCCGCAGCCCCGGCGACAGTGCCGTGCAGCTTTTCAGCGGCATGGTGTTCTGCGGAGAGTGCGGCGCAAGCATGGTGCGCAAGACAGTTCCCTCCGGCAATAAAAAGTATGTCTACTACGTCTGCGCGGCGCACAAGCAGGACAAATCCTGTTCTCCCCACCGGATGCGTGACGAGGCGCTTACCGATATCGTGCTGGAAACGCTCCAGCAGTATATCCGGGACGTAGTAGACCTGGATGATATTCTTGCCATGACGGACACAGCCCCCTTGAGAACCGCAGAAGCCCAGAAGGTGCAGCGGCAGCTTGACAAAAAGCGCTCCGAATATGAGCGGCTTCAGAAGCTGCTCATGTCGCTGTATGAAAACCTCGCAGACGGCATCATCGACCGGGACGAATACGCAAGGCTCAAGCAGAACTACGCAGGGCGCTGCTCTGAGTGCGAAAAGCAGATGGAAGCCTTGCAGGAAACCATTACGCAAATCAAAGAACACGGCGGCGAACATCGGGAGTGGATGGCACAGTTCCGGGAGCATCTGAACATTACGGAATTGGAGCGCAGCATCGTCGTGGCGCTGATCGACCGCATCCTAATTTACAAAGATAATCGTGTGGAAGTCCGGTTCCGCTTTGCAGATGAATTTGCATGGCAGACGGATATCCTGCGCCGGTCACAAATCAGAGAGGTGGTATAAGTGGCAAGAACCAAACGAAAGACAAAGCCGGTCATTCCGGCGACGGAAGCTCCCGCACAGGCGCAGAAGCAATACCGAGCTGCCGCCTATGCCCGCCTTTCCGTAGAGGACAGTGGCAAACCGGGCGCGGATACCATAGAGGGGCAGAAAAACCTCCTGCTCCGGTTTATCGAAAATGACCCGACCCTCACCTTATACGGGCTGTTCTGCGATAACGGGCAGACCGGAACAGATTTCCAACGGCCTGAATTTGAAAAGCTCATGGAAGCGGTTAAGCGTGGAGATGTGGACTGCATCGTAGTCAAAGACCTATCCCGCTTTGGCCGTAATTATAAAGAAACCGGTAACTATCTGGAGCGTATTTTCCCTTTTCTGGGCGTGCGCTTCATCGCCGTCAACGACGGCTTTGACACCCTCACCGCCCAGCGGGGCGCGGATGGCTATCTCGTTCCGCTGAAAAATCTCATCAATGAGGTCTACAGCAAGGACATTTCCAAGAAGTCCGGCTCGGCTCTGGCGGCAAAGCAGAAAAACGGCGATTTTATCGGGGCGTGGGCACCCTATGGCTACCGCAAATGCTCGGACGACCCTCACAAACTGGAGCCGGATGAAGCAACGGCTCCCATCGTCCGGCAGATATTTCAGTGGCGTGCTGAGGGCGTGAGCATCACGCAAATCGCAAGGCGGCTCAACGATGGAGGCGTACCTTCACCCTCCGCCTATCTGTACAATACCGGCGTGTGCAAAACAGAAAAGTACAACGGTGTGATCTGGTATATTCAGACGGTCAAGAACATCCTGTTCCGGCAGGTGTACATCGGACACATGGTGCAGGGGACAAAGCGGCAGTCCTTCTACGAAAACCGGGGGCAGTACATGAAGCCCAAGGAGGAATGGATTATCGTGGAGAACACCCACGAGCCGCTGATCGACCGTGAGACTTTTGATAAGGTACAGGAACTTGCACAGCGCAGGAACGAAGAATACTTTGAAAACCTTGGCAGATTCACACATCTGAAAACCACTGAAAACATCCTCAAGGGGCTGGTGTACTGCGCCGACTGCAAGCGACCGCTGGTGCGGTACAAGAACGTGAGCCACGAAAAAAAGTTGTGGTACACCTTTATCTGCCAGACGCACACCAACAACATCACGAGTTGCCCCAAGAAGAATATCCGGGAAGATGTGCTGATTCCCATGCTCCTGCAAGCGATCCAGACGCAGATTGCCCTTGCCGCCGACATGGAATCTCTTGTCCGCAGGGTGAATAGCTCACCAAAATACAAAAAGCAGACGGCGACGCTGCAAGGTAAGCTGGATGCGGCAAAAAAGTCACTTATGCGCTACAACGGCCTGTACGACAGCCTGTATCAGAACTATGTGGATAAGCTCATGACCGAGCAGGAATACATGACGCTGAAACGCCGCTACAAGGCCGAGGCAGAAGAAGCGGAGCGGCTGATTGAAGCACTGACCCGTCAACAGGCGGCAGAAGCGGCGCACACGCCGGAGAATCCATTCCTTGCGGCTTTTGGCAGCTTCCGGAGCACGGATACCCTGACCAGAGAAATGGCACAGGCGCTGATCCAGCGCATATATGTGGACGGTGACAGCAATATTGAGATCGTGTTCCGTTATCGGGACGAATACAAAGAACTCTGTACATATCTCGAAGGGAGGGGAACTGACGCATGAGAACGGCGATCTATCTTCGTATATCCAGTGAGGACGCGGATTTGAGAACCGGCGAAAAGGACGAATCCGAGAGCATATCCAATCAGCGCAGTCTCCTTCGGGAATATGTGTCCAGCCACGCAGACCTGTCCAATTCTGAAATGCTGGAATTTTGTGACGACGGCTGGAGCGGTACAAACTTCGAGCGTCCCGCAGTGAAGGCGCTTCTGGAGCAGGTCAGGCGCGGGCAAATCAACTGCATCGTGGTCAAAGATCTCTCCCGCTTTGGTCGTGATTATCTCACCGTGGGCGACTATATTTCCCGCGTGTTCCCGTTCCTGGGTGTGCGCTTCATTTCCGTCAATGACGGTTTTGACAGCAGCAATCCGCTGGACATCGACAGTCTCGATACCTCATTTCGGACGCTGATCTACGATCTGTACAGCCGCGACCTCTCCCGCAGAGTCAAAAGTGCAAAAAAGGCCAGAGCCGAGCGCGGGGCGTTTCTTAGCCCCTATGCGCCTTATGGATATGTCAAAGACCCGGAAGATAAAAATCATCTTCTGATAGATGCCGAAGCCGCCGATGTAATACGGCGCATTTTTCAAATGGCGGCGGATGGTACGAAACCCTGGCAGATCGCGGCGGCTCTGAACGGCGACGGCGTAAGCTCTCCAAAGAATTACAAAGTCGAGACGGGCTGCACAAGAACGCCGTGGCGCAGCATCCAAGAGGAAAACTTCTGGACGGCCAGTCTGGTTGCAAAATTTCTGCGGGACGAGCGGTATATTGGTAAGACGGTATTCGGAAAGCGGAGTCGGGATATTGTGGGCAGTACGCACACAGTCAAAATCTCCCGCAATGACTGGATCATTGTCCCAAACAGGCACGAAGCCATCGTGCCAGAGGCACTTTTTGAGAAAGCGCAGGCTTGTATGCGGGAATACCGGGAATATGAAGTTGCGTCTGGCAGCGGCAATCCGCTGAAACGCAAGGTGATTTGCGGCGTATGCGGCCACGCCATGCAGCGGGACAGCAGAAAGAACGGCTCCTACCGCTGCGTCACCAAAAGGCTGAATACCGGCTTTGACT